TAGTCTTTATATTAATAGTGATGGTGGTTCATCAGGTTGGGAAATGTTAAATAGAAATGCTTGGGGTGAAATATACATACAGGCTAACGGTACAAATACTGCGGGTACGACAAATTGGGTTAGTTTAACAGGTTTAACATGGTCTTATACAGGTGGAAACGGTATCGACATGGTTACAAACGGTAAATTAAGAGTAAAACCTAATAACGGAGGATTATATTTTTTATTTTCTGTCGGTTCAATACAAGTTCAAAACGTTGCATCGGCATATGATTTTTTCTTAGGTATTTCTAAAAACGGGGCGACCCCCCAACCAGGATTTTGGCAAGGTGCGATGTGTGATGGTAACTTAACCGCAACTGCAGCAGAAGAAGATGATAAGACTTTAAGTATAAATAATATAGTTTCATTATCAGATGGTGATACTTTAGAAATGGCAATGAGGATGAGTAGTGCAGTTCCACAAGGTAGGCTTGAGAGTGGTAGTATATTTATTTATAGAATAGGAGATTAATATGGGAATTTTACAAAAAAAATCTGTAGGGAATATTGATTATGTATTAATCGATGATATGTACCCCACTTATAGTGGTGAATCAGGAACTGTTGCCATTTCTACTTTAGGAGGTATATTTTCTTGTGAAAGTGGATATACTTGGTCAACATATTCTAATAAAAATATTTCGGGTGAAATATATGCCTATAATCATACCGATGTTGGGTTAATACCAACTTTAGACACTTGGTTTAATTTTAATGGAGTAGCAACAACAACACCATTTACGTTAACTTCAAATTCATCTGGGTTTACCTTAACATTAGCAAATTCCGCACCACAATTAAATGTATCCAATGATACGATAGGTAGATTTCTAACAATTAGTAGTAATACATTTAGAGCGGCAAATGCGCAATGGAATCAATTAAGGGCCGCACCTGCAAGAAATAACGTATCACCAATTAGATATAGTAATGCACATTTTGGAACAAGTGCCCAAAATGATACTGCAAATATAATAACACCTGTTATGTTTACAGGTAGCAATAGAAATAATGATTATTTTTTTGAGGGGTATTATGTCGATTCTAGAGAAGGTGTTAACTCATCATTATCTAGGATTAGTAATAAAGTATCTGCGATGATGATTGAAGAACCTGTAAAATTTAATGAAACAGGTGTAAGTAAATCATTCACAACCAATAAATGGATTACTGTAAATGATAGTGTAAATCAATGGTTTATGGGTACGGGTACAACATTTAGCGGTGGAGGAACTTCAATCTATATCTCAAATGACGGAGGACTGACTCCAAGTTATACAAACAGTACTCCTCAAGTATCACATTTTTATAAAGATTTTACATTTCCTAAAAACTTACAATCAAATGTTTTAATAGAGTTTTATTGGAAAGGTGTGGGAGAAGTTGGGTTAGATTATGGTAAAACTTATGTAACCCCAACAACAGTAACTCCATTAGCGGGTACCCAAGTTTCTTCAATCTATTCTGTTGGTTTAACTAACTATCAAAATACCGCCTCATTTACTTATCAATCAATAATCATAAATAAAGACGATGCAATAGACCAAACAAAAAGATTAGTCTTTAGTTGGATAAATGATAACTCATCAGGTACCAACCCACCATTTTGTGTTGATAGTTTAAGAATTTCATTTTATGTTAATGATGATTGGTACACATTAACTTCAGGTGATACTGAAACCTTTAATTATAAAGGGTTTAGTGGAAATGGGTGGACCGTTGTAAATGGTGCAACTAATTTTTGGACTGTTGGTGTTTCAGAGTTTAGTGGTAGTAATGATAATTATTCTGCTTATATAACTAATGCAAATAATATAACATATTATGGTTCTGAATTTAATAATGCGGATAATAGAGGTTTGGCACAATACACAATAACAACTGCTCAAGTATCTCATTTTTATAAAGATTTTACATTAACAAGTGCGTCAACACTAACGTTTAATTGGAAGTGTTGGGGGGAAAATGGATTAACTACCTCACCAACTAACTATGACTATGGTACTGTTGTAATGACAACTACTGGAACTACTCCAGTTGCGGGTACTGAGGTGTCAACAGTCCAAGCGACTGTAGGTGGTAACGGTAGGATTGGTGCAACAACAAATTCAGGTAAATTTAACGAAGGTTATGGTGGTTCTGATAATAATTGGAGAACTGAAACTATTAATCTAAGTGCTTATTCAGGTCAAACCAAAAGAATAGTGTTTACTTGGAAAAATGATGGTTCGGTAGGTGACAACCCTCCATTTGTTGTTGACAATATACAAATAACAGGTATCGGTAATTGGTCAACTTACTTACAAAAAATAAACTAAATGAATATTTATAATTATGAATTTACTTAAAATAGGTTATAGAATACAACAACAAACTGTTTTAGCTGGTGAATCATCATCACTACCACCTCTTTACATTTTTAGTGAAACGTTAGACACTAATGTCTATAACGATATTACATCTGTATCATCTTGGATGAATTACGGAAGAATTAATTATGATTATACATTTTGTCGAGTACAAGGAAGATTATTTGTTGAGCAAGAAGGATGGAGTGGTCTAACACAAGAAGATAAATTTTCTGCGGCATCGAATTTTATTGTGGATAAAACTTATAGAGATGAGGTTTTAACCGAAGAACAACAAAAAAGTTTTTGGGATATTTTAGTTGATTCGTCATATAATTCTAGACTAAACAGATGGAAATCTGCAAAATCATACATGTCTTATTATCTAACATTAACCGAATCTGCCGATATTGCGGTTTCAACAAAAACATTAAGTGAAGATTTTGTAACATATAATATACAATCGTTAACTACTGATGGTGTTAATGGTCTATTTGATTGGATTACAAGTACCAATAATTATAGTAGTGGTAACGGATTTAATGGTAAACCTTATTGGTCTCAAACACATCAAGATAATTTAATGAAGATTCTTAAAGACGGAATTTATTAATTGACATGATTTAAAAAATATCATATACTTACTTAAGTAAGGTAAATGTCGTTAGTTTACGGCAGCTAATAAACCACTTAAAAGTATAACATGATAAGTCAAGAAGAAATTAAATTGTTCCTTGAAGGGAATGACCCTGAAGAATTCATAGTATCGATTGAATTCGATTACGCATCCAACTCAATTTTTAAAATCAAAGAAATACCTGGTAAAGGTAAAGAAATTAGGAAAGATACTTTCACACCTTTTGCTTGGGTTGGTGATTTACGAGGTTTGAACTTTTATCAATCGTCTAAAGGTCTTCAGAAAGAAGCCATGTCCAAGTACGGAATAATGATTGATAAATTAGAAACGGGTGGGAATGACAGATTAGACCAAGGGTTAAATTTTATGGTTAAATCTCTCAAAGGTTATCGGGAGCTGATTCAGTTTTTTAGAGATGGTGGAGTAGACCCTTGGGGAGAAAAAACAAAAGACAAAGTGTTAATTTTACCCCCTGTCGAACAATACCTAATATCAAAAGAAAAAAGATTATTCAAAGGGTATGAGGAATATAACGATATTACCAGGTTTGTATTCGACTTAGAGACGACCGCATTAGAACCAAAAGACGGTCGTATTTTCATGATAGGGATGAAAACAAATAAAGGGTTCAAAAAGGTTATTGAATGTTCAAATGAAGATGAAGAAAGGAAAGGTCTTGTAGAATTTTTTAGGACAATTAACGAATTAAAACCAAGTATCATAGGTGGTTATAACTCAGCAAACTTCGACTGGTTTTGGATTTTTGAAAGATGTAAAGCACTTCACTTAGACATTAAAAAAATATGTAGAACATTAAATCCCGATATTAATATCAAACAATCTGAAAATCTTTTAAAACTTGCAAATGAGGTTGAAAGATATAATCAAGTTGGTATGTGGGGATATAATGTTATTGACATCCTCCACTCAGTTAGACGAGCCCAAGCGATTAATTCAAGTATTAAATCTGCAGGGTTAAAGTACATTACTCAATATATTAATGCCGAAGCGAAAGACCGTATTTATGTTGACCATGATAAGATTGGTCCGATGTATAGAGACAAAGAAGATTATTGGTTAAACATTGAAAACGGTAAATATAAGAAAGTTGGGTTAGACCCAAAAATTGATTTGGCCTGTGAAAAACATTCTAATGTCTATATTAAAACGACAGGTGATGATATAATTGAGCGTTATCTTGACGATGACTTGGAAGAAACCCTTTTGGTTGATGAGGAATTCAACCAAGGGACGTTTTTGTTGGCTTCATTAGTACCAACAACATATGAAAGGGTGTCGACTATGGGTACCGCAACATTATGGAAAATGTTGATGTTGGCGTGGTCTTATAAATACAAATTAGCAATTCCTAAAAAACAAGAAAAAACAGAATTTGTAGGTGGGTTGTCAAGGTTACTTAAAGTAGGTTATTCGAGAAATGTATTAAAACTTGACTACTCTTCACTTTATCCATCAATACAATTAGTTCACGATGTATTTCCTGAATGTGATATTATGGGAGGGATGAAAGGAATGTTATCATATTTCCGTAACGCCCGTATTATGTATAAAAATTTAGCGTCAGAATGGGAAAGTAAGGATAAAAAGAAATCATTATCATTCGATAGAAAACAATTACCTATTAAAATATTCATTAACTCAATGTTCGGTGCGTTATCTGCACCACAGGTATTTGCTTGGGGTGATATGTATATGGGTGAACAAATCACTTGTACAGGTAGACAATATTTAAGACAAATGATTAGATTCTTTATGAAAAAAGGATATACTCCTTTGGTGATGGATACCGATGGTGTTAACTTCTCTAAACCTGAAGGATGGGAAAATCATAGATATATCGGTAAAGGTTTAAATTGGAAAGTTAAAGAGGGTAAAGAATATACTGGTGACGATGCAGATGTGGCAGAATTTAATGATACATTCATGAGAGGTGAAATGGCGTTAGATACTGACGGTACTTGGCCATCATGTATCAACTTAGCACGTAAGAATTATGCCGTAATGGAAGCTAGTGGCAAAATTAAACTAACAGGTAATACTATTAAATCTAAAAAACTACCGTTATATATTGAGGACTTTTTAGATAAAGGGGTTAAACAACTACTTGAGGGTAAAGGTCAAGAATTTGTTGAGTGGTATTACGAATACCTTAATAAGATTTACAACAAACAAATCCCTCTTATGAAAATTGCCCAAAGAGCAAAGGTAAAGTTAAGTTTGGATGATTATAAAAAACGGTCAACTCAGAAAACAAAATCGGGTGGAGCTATGAGCATGATGGCACATATGGAACTTGCCTTAAAACATAAATTAAATGTGAGTTTAGGGGATGTTATTTATTATGTTAATAATGGGACCAAGGCATCACAAGGAGATGTGCAGAAAGTTAATAAACTTAAACGAGGGTGGAGCGAGGAACAACTTAAATATTATTATGAGGGTCATGGAAAATATCCTGACGATTCTCTAACGTCGATGATTCAAATTAATTGTTATATGTTGGACCAATCCGAGATTGAGAATAATCCTGATATGAAAGGTGATTATAATGTCCCAAGGGCTATTGCAACTTTTAATAAACGGATTGAACCATTATTAGTCGTATTCAAAGAAGAAATAAGGGATGGTTTATTGGTTTCTAAACCTGATGATAGAAGTTTCTTTACTAAAGACCAATGCGAATTAATTAACGGAGTCCCATTTGAGGAAAAGGACCAAGATAGATTGTATGAGGACGTGTTGGATATTAGTGAGCCTGAACTTAAATATTGGGAAAAACGAGGTTTAAGCCCTGATTACATATATGATTTAGCAGAAGAAGGATGGGAAGAAAAGTTAATCTAACTTTATCCCATCTGACGATGTTATGTACCAATTACCGTTAAAATAAAATAGTTCTACACAAGCTCTATTATTAATTAATATTTCATCATATTCTTCATCAATCTTACCTTGTTTAGGTTTTATTAAAACATTGGTTAATGATTTAATTTTAATATTTTCTGTTGTTGACTCATCTAATATTACTACACACTCATCTACATTTTTAACCACTATAAAGTCCTCTCCATTAGTGGTATACGTATCTTGAGATATTACTTTATTAGTTGACACGACTTTAGAATGTTCAAAATGGACATGTCTATCACTAATTTGTTTTCTAACTAATGTTGATTTTTGACCTATCATAAAATTAGATTACATAAATTTGTCTTGGCATTGCGGTAAATTTCTTTTGTTTATTTAAGTTTTCCGCAAGTAACGCCTCTCTTTCCATAACCTTCTCAGGTCTCAGTCTGGTTAATCTACCTTCAGCACCAATCAATTCTTCTATCAATTTTGTTTTTTCATCTTTACCTTCAGTTGCTAATGATTGATAGTCCATTGTTAACTCACTATCAGGTGTTTTAATATTACCACTAAATTTACCTCTAACTTTAGAAAGAGCTTCTTTAGCGGATGCAAAGAAATATCTACGAACCCAAATTTGTGCTGGATTATTTAAATCAACCCAAGATATTTTATCGAAAGGTACATCAGATGGTAATTTAATAATATCAGGATTATCTTTTAAACATTTGTCTCTATCTGAAGTACCCGTATCATAATACCAATACCATACTTGACCTTTTCTTAAAGACCCACTACCGAAGTCAAATTTACCACCAGGAACATTCATTAAATGAATCGCCTTCTTACCTTCAGGTAATGCAGTAATTCGGTAAGTTAAATCACCACCAATAATTCTTCTTTGTATGTTTATTTGTTGCATCCTAAGTAACATATCAAAGGCGGGCATCATAAAATAACTTCCTGACATATTACCCATTTGAGCAAAACCTCCGTTACCTCCGATACCTCCACCACCTAAAGTACCAAATGACCATGGGTCAAATAAAAGATTATTCATCGCGGTTGGTGTAAACCATAATAATTCATTTATTTCTCTACCCGCAGGTATTTCATAAATTTGTTTACCCCTCTCAAGAGTGAAGTAATCTTTTTTAAGTACATAATCACCACCCGCTTGTAAACCAACTATTTTAGAATATGCGTAGGTATATCTTTCTTCATAGTCTAAACTTTTAGTTATGAACGCTCTTGATAGAGATTGAGTATCTAAATTAAGATTATATAATGAGGTCCACTGTGATTCAATTAACCAATCCTGTACATATTGGGAATAATCTTCTATGGATAAAGCTAATATAGAGTCTAATTGCTCATCTTCTAATTCAACACTCCTTAAAGGAGCTCCTAATGTATGTCTCAATCTTGTATATAATTGAGTTCTTTCTGGTTCTGCGATAATTGACATGATTCCTTTTTATTATAAATATCATTTCAGTTGATAAATTAATGCGTCTTTAGGGAACGTGTAAGAACCATTAACTATTTTAAATTTACTATTATCAAAAATTAATACTCCTTTACCTTTTCTAGCAAATATTAACCAATCAGTTGTATATTTTTTAACTTGACCAGTATTCAAAACCGTAATCTCATTATTTTCCTCAACAATATTACCGTAAGGTTTTATTTGACATGTTTTAGTTTGACCATTTAAAATCACTTTACAGTCAATTCCTTGAATCATGTCTTCTTTATTCCCTAATTCCCCAATCTGTTCAACGTTATCGTCACCAAATTCTTTATTAAGGACCTCAACTGCATAATCTTCAGTTTTCCCACCCATCGTGTGTGTTGAACCTAAAGTCATCATTATATTTTTAAAAGTTTCTGAATTGGTATTAAAAATTCTTGTTTTATATTGGTCTATAATTGATATTAATTTTTTAGTGTTACTTATTTGAACAAACGGAGGTAACCCAACCATTTTTAATTCAGGTTGATTTGACGCTTTTAAAACTTTATTAACATCTCGTAATAAAATACAAAAACAACTATAATTAGTATTTAATTTATTTATCACTGACCTACCATCACTTTCTAAATCATAAATTCCTGACATAGAACCTTCGGAGTACTTATCTTTATCATAAAAATTATTGGGAAATACTTTTTTTAATATATCATCAATACCATACCTAAACATGTTTTTAACTTTTGGGTTGACGTTGAATATGAATCTTATTGCCTCATTCATTTCACGGCTACACTTTTCACCAACACTTTCGGTAAGAATTTTTTTAACCATTAAACTTTCATTTAATTTTGTTTTGTCTTTTAATAAAAATAATTTATTAACAAACTCCCAATTAACAACATCCCAAAAATTATTGATATATTCGTCTTTTTTATTTCTATATTTTAAGTAATATGAGTGTTCCCACAAATCCAAACCTAAAATTGGGTATCCACCATCTTTTACAATATTCATTAATGGATTATCTTGGTTTGGGGTTGTTGTAATTTTTAAAGTATTTTTTTTAGTCAAAACTAACCAAGCCCATCCTGACCCAAATCTATCTTTTGCGGACTCCTCAAACTTTGTTTTAAAATTTTTAAAACTACCGAAACTTTTATTAATTTGTTTTAATAATTCACCTGAAGGTTTTTGTTTTTTAGGTGAGAGCATTTTCCAAAATAAAGCATGATTAAATGCACCCCCAGCATTATTTCTAACAGTTTTGTCAAATTTACTAATAGATTTAATAATTTCTTCAAGTTCTAAATCACCACCTTTTCTTTTGGATAACGCGTTATTTAATTTATCAACGTATCCTTTATAATGTTTGTTGTAGTGGTACGTCATAGTTTCAGCATCTATAAATTGTTTTAATGCTGAGTAAGAATAAGGTAATTTTTCTATACCTATTTTTTTCATTTCAAGAAGAAAAAGATTTTCATTTTCTCTTTCTTCATGTAAGATTAACGATTCATTTATTAAGTTAATCTTATCTTGTATTTTTTTCATATGGCTTATAATAATATACTAATAAATAAGCCGATATTTTGATTTATCTCAAAGAGTTAATTCTATTCATCATCTCTTCAACAATGTCAGTTTTATCTAAATTGTCTCCCATAACAGTTTCAAATATATTTTTCTTGTTTGCCAAAATGTCATAAATAACACCTTCGATAGTGTTTTCAAATATGGGGTAATATACTGACACGTTTGATTTTTGACCATATCGATACGCTCTATCCTCAGCTTGTGAGTGGTCAGAAGGTACAAAAGACAGGTCATTCATAATTACCGCTTCACCAGCAGTTAATGTTAATCCGACCCCTGCGGCTTTAAGGTTCCCAACAAAAACTTTAATTTTTTCGTTCTCTTGGAATTGGTCTACGGCATATTGTCTTTGTGGTTTACTTGTACTACCATCTAACCTAACCGCTTGTTTACCAAAATGGTCTGCAATTTTATTAAGAGTATCTGTAAAATTAGTAAAAATAATTACTTTTTTATCTTGGTCTATAATATTTTGTGCGAGTTCAATTGTATTTGAAATTTTCTCTTCTGCTATTACTTGTCTAACCTTCATTAATTTTGAAAATTGGACTGTTAATGAATTTGATTCTTCTTTTTTGTTATCGTACCAATCATAATATTCACCCATTAAATTTTCATACATTTTAGATTTTAATCTAAGGTAGACAGGTGTAATAATTTTATCTGGTAAATCTAAAACATCGGTTTTTAATCTCCTCAAGACTTGTCTCGAAGTTCTATCTCTTAATTCTTCTAAATTTGATGCCCCTGAAACGTTCCATATTTTACGATTACCCGCTTTAAACTGATAACCTTGACAGTATCTGATAGCATAAGCCATCCAATTTTGTGCAACAGGACTTTCAATTAAACTAAGTAGATTAAAATAATTCATTGGTCTTGAAGTCATTGGAGTACCTGTGAGTAACCAAAGCCTTTCTGTTCTTTTACTAAAACTATTAACTAATTTAGTTCTTTGAGCCTGACCATTTTGTATATAATGTGCCTCATCAATAATAATTAAATCAGGGTTAAATTGGTATATTAAACTTTCCTCTTTGTTTTTACCTGTATCATAAAAGTTTTTTAATATATCATAATTAACAATTACAAAATCATGTTCTAATGAAAAATTTTTACCTTCGGCAATGTAAACACTTCTATTCGTGTAATTAGAAATTTCTCTTTGCCAATTTATTTTTAAAGATGCGGGACAAACTATTAATATTCTTTTAGCCCCTGTCTCTAACGCGGCGATTATGGTTGATGTTGTTTTACCTAAACCCATATCATCGGCTAAAATATATCTTTTTGAACCTGTTAAATTCTCAATAGCGATTATTTGGTGAGACAGTGGGGGTCTATGGGAATACTTTGAATAGTCAATATTAACTTTTTCTATTTTATGGGTTTTTAATAAAGCACCTTTTGGTAACCAAAACTCGTGTAAAGATTCATTTTCAAAAAATTTACCCCATATATGATAAGATTTTTCTTTTTCTGCCAATAACTTCTCAACCCAAACTTGTTTAGGGATTGTCATAAATAATTTTTCGTCCGCAATTTTTTTAGCGAAATAAGGGTCCATATCGACCCACTTACGAGCAACTTTTGGTTTTACATCGTAATAATTTATTATATAATCAGATTGCGCTCTGGTCGGGTAAAATTTCTTATTACTTTCTTTTTTACTTTTGATGTATAAAATATAGTTATTTGCACCTGAATATGTGTCAAGGATATTCATTGCTTTAACTTCTATTAGGTTAGAACTATTTTCTACATTCACTATATCAATACTTATCTTTAATAAAAATAATAAATAGTAATATATTTATCAATAATGAATAATAAAGTACCAATTACAAGGGTCGGTAAATTTTTTGGTTCCGATGATTATAACCTTGATTTATCTATAGGTGAAGAATGGTTATATGGTGATATGAACTTTACGTTAGTTCTTTATAGAATAGATAGAATTAAAACCAAAACTGATGATGTTTATGGTGAAACAGTGAAAGATGGGATTAAATTTTTACCTCCTGTTGAGTTTAAAGGTTACGTCCAAATAATGGCTCCTGAAAATAAAACCATAGGGACATCAAAAGTAAATCAATTTGAGCCTGGTAATATAAAAGTTTCAGTTTATATCAAACATTTAGAGGAATTAGGTGTGGACATTAACTATGGTGATTATATAGGATATTACGAAACTGAAGATAAAGTTAGGTACTATGTAGTTAATAATGATGGTAGAGTAGTATCCGACAATAAACATAATTATGCTGGGTACAAACCTTATTATAGAACAATTGGTGGTTCCGCAGTTACAGAAAATGAATTTAGAGGATTATAATGAAAATCATTTTAAGTGAAACTCAAATTATATCATTATTAGAGAAAATAAATTCTAATGAAGTTACTTGCGATAAATGTGGGTGGTCTTGGGATTTATCTGACGGTGGTGATGACCCATATATTTGCCATAAATGTGGACATAGTAATTCTGAAGAAGATTATGTTGGTAAAAAAGTAATGGTTTATTACAATTTACATAAACATACATTCTCAGTTACTTATAAATCAAAAGTTGTATTACACGCAGATTATGTTAAATTAAAAGATGTTGAGTTTAGGGTTAGAACTGGTGGTAAAGAAAAAGTTAGAAATGAAAAAAGAAAAAATGTTCACGCATTTGTAATAGGAAAATTAGTAGATTTTTGTGAACACCCATGTAAAGATTTACCAAAAGAAAGTTCTTCTAAAATAGTTACTTATGACCCTTATAAGTATGATACTTTTGTTTATAAAGATACTGAAGAACCTGTCCACACTGCTAAAGAGATTGATATGATTAATCATAGAAACAAATTATTCGTAATTTCTGAAATTAAATCGTCTTTAAATGAAAGTGAGGAAGTTGATGGTCCACCAAATAAGTTTACATACACTACAATAGGATTATTCCAAAAAGGTACAACTAAAAGATATTACTTTAATGACCCTAAACCTGTTGATGGTGAGGATATTCCTGACGGCATGATTGGTATTAACGGTGCGTTAGGTAATTTTTTATTTACTAAGAATGATGTTGGGTTTGACTCAAAAAATAATAAATTATTTGTTAGCAAAGATATTTTAGATTCTAAATATAATGGTATAAAAAGTAATAGTGACGCTGAAAAAATTGGTATCACACCTATTAAAATTAGAGAGGCGTTAAAAAAAGCGTTTCCTTCTAATTGGCATGAAGAAGATTCAATATTCACTGCGGGATTAAGAGACGTATATAGTATTGGTGAAAAAACAAATGATGGGGAAGAGACTTGGTCTATAATGAATTACTTCGATACTAAACCTGAAATACATGCTCTACTTTATCTAAAATATATGGATGAAAAATCTAATGAGGAGATAGTTGAGTGGATGTCAAATCTTTTTAGAAATGATGAAGAATTTACAAAATTGTTAGTTAATAGACAATGGTCTTCAATAGAGAACGGTTTAAGACTTGAGAGAGACTCTGTTTCTAATTTTCTAAATAAAATATCAAAAGGAAACGTAGTATATTATCCTCACGGTTCTAAAATGGATAGATGGTCAGGAGTTGACGTTACAATTGAAGGGGTTAATTACCAAATTAAACCTTTAAAATCTTATGAAGAAGAGAATGGTGTATTTACAGTCAATACTTATGGTATGAGAGATTATACATCAAAAACTAAATTAGATAAAATAGCTTTTGCAAATTCTAAAGAAGCGTTAGTTTTTGATAATAAAAATTACAACGTGGTTAGTCGTAACAAAGCAGTATTTAACCAAACTCCAAATATTATAAATTAAGAAGAATGGCTCTACCTAAAAAAATAAAAAAATATATTCCACTAACAGAATCTAAAACTTTGTTACCCAGAAGACATGAGTTATTAGATAAGATTAATAAAGATGGTACTTATTTACCGAAATCAATTTTACATGCGGATTTAGATAAAGGTTTTTTGGATTTTGTTAAAGACGAATTAAAATGTGTTGTTGAAGGTAGAACAATACCAATGGTGGATATTTTAGTTACAACACAGAATTGGACTCAGTTTATTGAAACATGGGATTTTCAAAATATTGATAAAAATGCCGAACCACCATTTATAACGGTCATTAGAGTTCCTGAAGTTAAATTTGGTACTAATCCTGCGGTGTTATATAACATACCAAATAGACGACAATATTTTTATGCACAGGTCCCAACTTGGGATGGACAAAGAGCAGGTATGGATATATACAAAATACCTCAACCTGTTCCTGTAGATATTACATATCAAGTTAAGATTGTGTGTAATAGAATGAGAGAATTAAATCAATTCAATAAAATTGTAATTGAAAAGTTTGCATCCAAACAAGCTTACCAAGTAATTAAAGGTCATTACATACCAATAATAAATGGTAATATATCTGACGAATCAGTAATGGATGTTGAAAAAAGAAAGTATTATATTCAAACTTATGAATTTACTATGTTAGGATTTCTTATGGATGAGGACGAATTTCAAGTATCCCCAGCAGTTACTAGATTATTACAAGTTGTTGAGGTTGACACTAAAACCTCAAGAAGACAGGTTAAAAAAATGCCTTCGATAGAGAAGGACCCCACAGAAATTTTATTTGTAGTTGGTAATGACACAATTTCTCAAGTATTTGATTATGTTGCAGATATTAAGATAGTAGGAACTGAAAATATTGACGGATATGATGTGTTTATAAATAACGATTATTATGGTACTGATATAAGTACAATTCAGATAAACACAAATGATGTATTAAAGTTTACTATAACTAAGACAAATATTAACCAAGAATCAAAAATATTATTATACGGAATTTTAATTTAATTCTCACCGTATATATCCTTTTTTTCTTTACATTTTTCAATAATAAGTCTTTCTAAAAATCTATACATCTTAACTCCATTTTTATCACAATATTTTTTTAATATGTCGTGAACCTCAACTGAAATCTTTAAATTCTTTATTTTTTTATCATTATTTGACATGGTAGAAAAAAGGTAGAATTTATTCTACCCAATTTATAAATAGTTGCATCAAAGTAAAGTATTTTGGGTTTTTTGATAATATTTATCTATAAAAATAAATTAACTAGATAAATTAAATTAATAATGGCATCTAACAACAAAGTATTCGTATCTCCTGGGGTGTACACATCAGAGGTGGATTTAAGTTTTGTAGCACAAAGTGTTGGGGTTACAACTTTAGGAATTGTTGGTGAGACTTTAAAAGGTCCTGCTTTCGAACCTATCTTTATAAGAAACTTCGATGAGTTTACTACATATTTTGGAGGAACTTCCCCTGAAAAATTCATTAACACACAAATACCTAAATATGAAGCGGCTTACATCGCTAAATCATATCTACAACAGTCTAATCAATTATTTGTAACAAGAGTATTGGGATTGTCAGGTTATGACGCAGGTCCTTCATGGTCTATTACCACAAAGGCAAACGTTGACCCAAAAACAGTTGGTTTCTTTTGTGAAGACCCTGTGATTAGTAATTGTCAACCTGATTGTAATGATTATTTAACAATTGATTATTCAATAGACTTCTCAGGTTGCACTAATGATGTAAATAGTATATCATTTGTAACCCCATCTCAAATACCTGATGAAATCTCATCAAAAATGAATTTGTCATATGAAAAATTTAATGGGTCAACATCAACTTTATATCAAGATATGACGACTCAAATTTTTGAGATATTAAATGATAATTCATTAGAGATGACATCTATTAATTATTATGGTGCGATATCAGGAGAAACATATGATGTTTTATCACCAATATTCACCGCAGAAACAAATGTTTTCGGTGTTAATAATGTTAGTGCGTCTTTAATTGATTATAGTGATTCTGTTAATGACCCTTGGTATTACGCGACTTTTGATAATATTGGAAATGCGGTTTATAGTGGTTTTTCATATTGGAGTATTGTTACAGATTTGGCATTAGTTCCTCTAACTACAACCACAACGATGGTACCAGTAACAACAACGACAACAACTAATCCTTGTGTTACACCTGTACCTACCTCAACTACAACTACAACAACTGCGGCGCCTGTAAATTGTTATACAGGTAAATTGGTTGGTAGATTATATGTTTTCTCAGGAACTGCATATACTGACTACGACGATTTAGTTATTGCAACATTACGTTCAAGAGGTTTAGCGACTTATGGTAGTGACGACGGTGCGGTTTATGAAGTATCAGGTTTAACTGATGTTGAAATGGTATGTGGTAATGAATATTCAGCAGTTACTAAAAATCCTTACTCTACATTTGGTTTAAATGTTAAAGATAAAGATGGTAATAAATTCTTCTTTGAGACATCATTCTCAAATTCAGATAGTAAATACCTACCAAAAGTATTTGGGTCTTCAAACTTTGCAAAACCTAAAGATGTCGTTCCATTATTTGTGGAGGAAAGATTCCAATCTTTATTAAATTATGCTTGGAGAAAGGGTTATATTAGAGGTTTGAATTGTGAACTAACCGCATTACCAAACGCTAGACAAGGTAACGACCCAACGTCAATAGCTTGGTACTTAGAAAAATATCAATCACCAGTTTCTCCTTGGGTTGTATCTGAATTAAGAGGTAACAAAGTTTATAACTTATTTAAAGTTACTACAATTGCGGACGGAAACGCGGCGAACATTGAGGTAAAAATATCAATTGCAAACATATCATTTAATAATGGAACATTTGATGTTTTAGTTAGAGATTTCTTTGACTCTGATTCGGCACCTACAGTTCTTGAAAAATTCACTAACTGTTCTATGGACCCAAATCAAAATAACTTTATCGCTAAAAAAATAGGTACTGTTGATGGGGAGTACGCATTAAACTCTAAATTTATTATGGTTGAGATTAATGAAGATGCACCTGTTGACGCACTACCTTGTGGATTCCAAGGTTATTCATTTAGAGAGTATGCAGGAGTAAGACCCCCATTCCCAATTTATAAAACTAAATACGATTTTCCAGGTGAAGTAGTATATAACCCACCATTTGGATTATCTTCAGGGGCTGATGATATTGTTAGAAGTCCTGGTGATAATATTCGTAGAACTTATTTAGGTATCTCTGACACAGTTGGATTTGACGTTGATTTCTACGGATATAAAGGAAAACAATTACCATTAGATATTTGTACTGATGTTAGTGGTGAGGATTGGTTCTACAAAACAAGAGGTTTCCACATGGACATAAATGCTTCAGCAATCACTATTGGAAATAGTTTTATTACAAGTGGTGCTCCAGCGTTCTTTGCAGGTTCTGCTCCATTTACAAGTGACCCTGAAGATTCATCAAATCCTTACTTTAGATTATTTGCACGTAAATTTAGTTTCCTATGTTCGGGCGGTTTTGATGGATGGGATATCTATAGAGAAAGAAGAACTAACGAAGATAAATTTGTCTTAGGTCAAACAGGATATAGAAAAGGTGCTTGTCCATCATTTAAGTACCCTACCGCAACAGGTTGGGGAGCGTTTAAACAAATCACTGTTGGTGATAATACTCAAGATTGGGCAAACACTGACTATTACGCATACTTGTTAGGTCAAAAAACATTTGCGAACCCTGAAGCGGTTAACATAAATGTATTTGTAACTCCAGGTATTGACTATGTTAATATGTCTAACTTAGTTGAGGATGCGGTTGACATGGTTGAAAATGATAGAGCGGACTCAATCTACATTTGTACAACACCTGATTACAATATGTTAGTACCTACAACAGGAGACCAATTAGACTTTATCTACCCTCAAGAAGCGGTTGATAACTTAGAAGAGTCAGGAATTGATTCAAACTATACCGCAACTTATTACCCTTGGGTTCTTACAAGAGATAGTGTTAATAATACACAAATTTATATACCACCAACGGCTGAAGTTACAAGAAACTTAGCGTTAACAGATAATATCGCGTTCCCTTGGTTCGCGGCGGCTGGTTACACTCGTGGTATTGTAAATGCTATTAAAGCGAGAAAGAAACTTACTCAAGAAGATAGAGATGTTCTTTACAAAGGTAGAATTAACCCGATTGCAACTTTCTCAGATGTGGGTACAGTAATTTGGGGTAATAAAACTTTACAAATTAGAGAATCTGCATTAGATAGAATCAACGTTAGAAGATTGTTATTACAAGCACGTAAATTGATTTCTGCGGTTTCTGTAAGATTATTATTTGAACAAAACGATGAGAAGGTAAGACAAGATTTCTTAGATGCGGTTAACCCTATCTTAGATGCAATTAGAAGAGACAGAGGTCTTTATGACTTCCGAGTAACAGTATCTTCAGACACTGCAGATTTAGATAGAAACCAATTAACAGGTAAAATTTATATTAAACCTACTAAATCTTTAGAATTCATTGATATTACATTCTATATAACACCTACAGGTGCTTCGTTTGATAATATCTAAAATAAAATAATATGGTAAGTCGGTGTAAAAATCGACTTACCATTATTTATATAATGATATGAATAGAAACAAAAAATATTTAATAGAGGGTATTGACGAGACAGGAACACCTGACATGAAATATTACGCCTTTGATTGGGATGATAATATCATGACAATGCCGACTAAAATAATTTTAAAAGACGATAAAGGTAAAGAAGTTGGTATGTCAACCGAAGACTTTGCAGAGTACAGAACAGAGATTGGTAATGAGCCATTTGAATATGAGGGGAAAAAAATTGTTGGTTTTGCAGAAAACCCATTCAGATATTTTGGTGTAGAGGGAGACAAACAATTTGTAGTCGACTCAATGTTGGCTAAAACAGGTCCCGCATGGAATGACTTTGTCGAGGCTATTAATAACGGCTCAGTATTTTCAATTATAACCGCTAGAGGACACACCCCAAATGTTATTAAAGAGGCGGTGTATAATCTAATCGTGTCAAACCACAACGGTATAAGTTCAACAGAGTTAATTAAAAATCTTAAAAAATATAGAGAACTTGCGGATGAAGATAATATGTCAAATAGGGAGTTAATTAAAAACTATCTTGACTTATGTAAATTTTATCCTGTTAGTTATGGAGAAGGTTCCGCCACAAATCCTGAAGAAGGTAAAATTAAAGCGATGAAAGAATTTATACAATATATTAGAGAGATTTCTGAAGATATTAATAAGAAAGCATATTTAAAGAACAAAGTATCTAATAATTTTAAATTACCTAGTATTGGTTTTTCAGATGATGATATTAGAAATGTAGAGAAAATGAAAACTCATTTTGAAGATGAACCAATATTGAAAACGTATTCAACTGCAGGAGGAATTAAAAAACTTTATTAACTAGGTTCTAGTTAAGAGATTAAAATAAAAAAAATAAAAGTAAAGAGAAAAATTTAACTCGATATATTTATAAATAAAATAAACAGAAAAACTAAAAAAGAACACAATGGCTGATTTATTAATGAAAATGCCGATACCTTATGAACCGAAAAGACAAAACAGGTTCATTCTTCGTTTCCCATCTACTTTGGGAATTAACGAATGGTTCGTAGAAACTGCATCAAGACCACATATAACAGTAAACCCTGTAGAAATCCAATTTTTAAATACGTCAACATATGTTGCAGGACGTTTTACATGGAGTACGATTAACGTTAAGTTCCGTGACCCTATCGGACCTTCGGCTTCACAAGCATTAATGGAGTGGGTTCGTTTATGTGCGGAATCAGTAACAGGTCGTATGGGTTATGCAGCAGGTTATAAAAAGAACGTAGATTTAGAAATGTTAGACCCAACAGGAGTTGTTGTTGAGAAATGGATTATGGAAGGTACTTGGTTATCCGATGTTAACTTTGATTCATTGGCTTATAACTCAGACGCTATTGCATCTATCACTGCAACACTTAGACCCGACAGATGTATTCTTGTTTACTAAAACAAAAAACAAATTTATAAAATTAATCCCATATATTCAACTATATGGGATTTTTTATTTAAAAAAAACTTAAGTCAACTATATTTTATAATAAAAAGACAATTATATGGAACAAAATGCTTATACAGTAGGACAAGAAAATTTTAATTTACCGCATGATGTGGTGATGTTACCTTCGGGAGGAGTTTTTTACAAATCAAAAAAGAAATCAGTTAAGGTTGGTTATTTGACCGCAGCGGATGAAAATCTTTTACTATCTACAGGTAGATTAGGTTCGGGTGGAATTGTAATGAGTTTGTTAAGAAATAAACTTTATGAACATGATTTAAGACCTGATGAATTATTGGAAGGAGACGTTGAAGCAATATTAATATATTTGAGAAATACTTCTTTTGGTCCTGAATATAATATAACATTAACTGACCCAGCAACAGGAAAAAAATTCCAACATACATTATTACTTGAAGAGTTAAACATTAAACAAACACCTGATAAACCAGACAATGATGGGTTTTTCAATACTAAATTACCTAAGAGTGGTACTAATGTTAAATTAAAAATGTTAACATACTCAGAAATTTATGAGTTGGATAAAATGAGTGAACAATATCCTGATAACATGGTGGCTCCAAAAATTACGTGGAGACTTAATAAACAAATAGTCGAAGTTAATGGTAATCAAAGTAAAGAAGAGATTGCTAAATTTATTGAGAGCATGCCGATTATGGATTCTAAATATATTAGAACCTTTTTGAAAGATAATCAACCGTCTTTAGACCTAAGAAAAACAGCAGTAGCCCCGTCAGGAGAATTGGTATCTTTCGAGATAACCTTTGGGGTTGAATTTTTTCGGCCTTTCTTTTGAGTATAGAAAACATTTAATAGACGAGTTTTATTTATTGTCTAAAATTCTTAGAACCTCATATTCTGACTTTAATGTCATGCCCACATATATGAGAAAATATCTAATAGATAAAATAATTGAACATAACACACCTAAAAAATAATTAATCTATAGGTATTTATAAAAAAAAACTTTTATGGCAGGATTAGGTGACGGTATGTTAGATAGGCTTAAAAAGGCCAAGGACGATATGTTCTCAATCTCAGGTTTGACCGCTATTATAATGGAGGTTGAAAAAGAGGCCTACGATTTAGCTCAAACTTTTGCATTAGGTGGACAAAACGCGGATACTATAAGGGCGAGTTTAGCCGACGCCGCATCAGAAGTTAAGGCTTTAGGAGGTTCATTTAATGACGTAGTAGCTACTCAATCAGCGGTATTTACTAATTTAGGACGACAAGTCAACATGACCTCTGAGGGTATGACTGAACTATACGCGACAACTAAAGCAACTGGTGTTGGTGCGGGAGAATTATTAAATCACTTTAAAAATATTGGTGTATCAACTTATGATGTTGGTGAGAACATGGAAAAAGTTGTACAAGCCGCAAGAGATATTGGAGTTAATGCTTCTGCAGTATCAGGTGAGGCGATAAAAAACATGGAGATGTTAAATAAGTACAATTTCCAAGGAGGTGTTGACGGTTTAGCAAGAATGGCGGCTCAGGCGGTTAATTTAAGAGTTAGTATTGATAGTATCTCAAATCTAATGGCCAAAGCCTTTGAACCTGACCAAGCAATCGAATTGGCGGCTAAGATGCAAATGTTAGGTGCTCAACAATCGGCATTATTAGACCCATTAAGATTAATGGATATGGCTCAAAACGACCCTGAAGAAATGATGAACCAAGTTGCGGAGTTGGGGAAACAATTTGTCCAATTTAATGAAGAAGCAGGTAGATTTGAAATCGCCCCTGGAGGTAAAAGACAAATGATGGAATTGGCCAAGGCTATGGATATTCCTTATGACCAATTAACTAAAATGGCGTTAGCAGGTACTGAACTTGACGATAAGATGAATAAAATCAAATTTCCATCTGACGTTGCCGATGAAGACACTCAAAAAATGATTGCGAATATGGCCGAAATGAAAGACGGTCAATACGTTGTTAAATTTAAAGACGAAAACGGACAAGTTTTAACCAAAGCTATTGAAGATTTAACAGATAAAGAAATTGAGTCATTAGCACAACAAAAAGAAGAAGCTCCAAAAACAATGGAGGAAATTGCCGCGTCACAATTAGATACCATGGAAAGTATTGATGCTAATATTGCATCAATGAATAAAGCGGGTTACGCAGTTGCTGGAGGAAAAGCAACTGGTGATGTCATGAAAACAATGAGAGGTGGGGGAGATATTGCAGGTAAGTTTGTTAGGGACGTTCAAGGGGATTCCGATAAAATGAGAGAAGGTGTTGATAAAGCGTTTATGGATAATATAGGTTCAATCAACAAATTATTAAGTGGTGAAGGTTCATTAAATGATGTAATATCAACGGTATCATCAACTTTTGGAGGGTTAAAAACTAATTTAACTGAGAATTTTAATAAAGCGGTTGATAATGCTAAAGTTTCTTTAGATGGGTTAACAAATAGTAATAATATGTTTGTTGAATTAATCAAAAACGCAACTACTGCAACAATTGGTTATGTTAAAGAACATGAAAAGCTTGGTACCGATAATTCTAAAACAGATAATGTAACGACAAATACAACAACATTACAAGCACAAGATTTATTGATACACACACTACCTGAAGATAAATTGGTTTTGGCGGCAGGTACTAATTTGGACGGTAATAATAATAACGGACAAACTAACAATACACCAAAAGATATCAATGTTAATTTTAAATTAGATTTAACGTCTAATAACCCCAATATTAATCCACAAGATATTATTAAAGCCTTAAGTGATACAGGATTACAAGGTAAAATGGTATCTGCAGTACAACAAGGTGTAAGAAATATGAGTGGAGCACCTTTTGGTAATGAAATGTCAAATTATAAAAACAATTTAATGTTGGGTGAATCTATGGGTATTTCATAATAAAAAATAAGATAATATCTATTTATAAATAAAACAAATAAATGTCTGAAAGTACTTTATCATTTGTCTCGTCATCATCTTTTAGGGATGCGTTAATGGCTAAAAATTTAGACCCATATGATGTGCCAGGGGTATATACCCCACCGTCAGGACCTCTTAATTATGAAATAGTTCAGACAGTCTCTAATGTTATTGATTCACCTGATGAATTAATAGCAAATGACCCTTTCGCACAACAATTATATCCATTAAACGAATATGGGCCCGAAGGAGGTTACAATTTAAATATAACCTATAATGGACCTCCATTACCCGTTAATTCTAATCAAGGGGAGTATGACCCAACGGATACAGTATTAGATTTGGTTAATGAGTTCTATATTGATGGAGCGTATATTGAAAATAAGTTTGGACCTGAAGGAGGTTTTAAAGATATGGTTGTTATTGATAACATTCAAAACAATAACAAACTATATCTACCTTATTGGAATCCACCAATTTTTACTCCATCAGTTTATACACCATATGAGATATTACTTAATAACAATCCTACAGGGTTATCTCAAGATTCGTTTATTGCAAAATTAGGGGCTCAAACATTAAGAGCTTTATTACAAGAAAGGGTTAGTGCTGAGATATATCAAAATACTGTTGGGTTAGTAAATTTAGAGTCATTATCAGACCCTTTTGAGGCTAGTTTAATAGTTACAGGTCAAGAACCTTTAGTATATAGAAATTGGAGAATTACAGTTGCTGAGAATCCTATTGTTGCGGCGGCTGATTTTGCAACAAGATTGACAGGTGCTTATTGGCCTGTATCACCAATACCAGGTGATTATTTTGAAGAAAACGAACCTGATGCAGGACAATCAACACAGATATCAGGTGCATTAAATGTTATTAACCAATTAACGGGAGGATTTTTAGGACCAATTCTTAATAAGAAAAGAAATCCTTCTGAAATATTTTTAGCCAATACAGGTAACGGACAAAGGTCGGCATTATTTGCAAATATTAATTACAATAGATATAAACCTGAATATAAAAAAAATTTTGGAGGATTATTAGGAGTCGCTCAAGCGGTTGTAAACTTAGCGGTAAATTTAATTAATCCTGGTAATGATACCTTAAATAGTTCATACTATGTAGGTAGTCCTATTGCTGAACCATCAACAATAACATCACCACCAAATCAAGTTCCTGTTAACGCTTTTGGTAAACAAGAACAAGTACCTGTTTATGGACCTTCTGAAATGGGAATCCTATATGAAGGTAATGAAAATAAAATTAATTTTGGTTTAGCCGCTAAATCTTCTTCTGATGGTGGAGATATTAGTGGTCAATTTGTTTGGGTTTCACCTAAATACAAATCAGATGCAGGATTTAAGGCGACTGTTGGTGGAGGTACAGGTAGTTTAGACCAAGAGTTTAATCAGATTGCGTCATCTTATACTAAAAATCAATCAACAAATATTGAATTTAAAAAGAGTTCGATATTAGATGAAACTCAAAGACTTGTTGATTCTGCAGATAACGTATCGGGAGGTAATAGATTAAAGCACGTTGGTAACGCAATTAATCAAGTTTCTAAAGTATTCAATGACGGATATAAAGAAATGACCAAAGGTTCTCAAGTGGTTTCATATAAAGATAATACGACAGGGGACCAAGTTGGTACAGAATATTGTAGAGTGTTTACCAAAGATACTCCATATTACACATATGCAGATTTACAAAAAACAGATGGTATAACAACTTCGGGTAGAAGATTTACAAATTCTATATTTGATAATACCTACAATTTAAACATTGCACCATTAAAAAATCCTGGGTCTACAAATATACAACCAAATGCTAAAGGAGATTTAGTTGCGAAAAAATACATGTTCTCGATTGAGAATTTAGCGTGGAGAACGTCAAGCAGACCTGGTTTTACTTACGATGAATTACCTGTATGTGAAAAAGGACCTAATGGTGGTAGGGTAATGTGGTTCCCTCCGTATAATTTAAGTTTTAGTGACTCTTCGGCACCTAATTTCACACCGACAAATTTCATGGGTAGACCTGAACCAATTTATACTTACACCAACACTAGTAGAAGTGGTACATTAAGTTGGAAAATACTTGTTGACCACCCGTCAATTATGAACGTATTAGTTGAAAAACAATTAAAAAATCAAAATAACGAAAGAATAAATTCTATAATTGATTCGTTTTTTGCGGGATGTGTAAAATATGACATTTACGAGTTGGCCAAAAAATTCAATACAATACCAACTAAAGATTTATTTGTATACCAAGAAATACTAAATAACCCTAGATTAACACCTGAAGAACTTGCGGGTATTACACGAGAAATACCAAAAGAAAATACAGGACCTGCTGAAGGTAACACACAAGTTCAAGCAACAGTTGAAGAAAATAAAGTTACTCCTGACACATCACTTGATGATTTTAAAACAAATTATGATAAAGGGTTAGCGTTTTATTTTTATAATGATAGACCAGACCCAAATACAAATAATACAACTTCAACCGAAGCGTTCGATACTTTATACGCTAGATATACGGCAACTGATTTCATAACAAAATCTCAAACAAATGCTGATAGTCAATTTAACCAAGGAGTCACTAGTAGAAATGTTACAGATTTTTATAATAAAGTCATAATCGACAACTATAACAAAATCGCTAAAAATGAGAAAAACTTTATAGTTGACGCTTATAATATTTTAAAAGAAGGTAAAGGTAAAATTTCAATTAAGATGATAGGTTCCGCATCGGCACCAGCTTCAGTTGATTATAATGTTAATTTATCTAAAAGAAGACTTGATGCGGTTAAGAAATTTTTTAAAAGTTACACTATAGGTGAAGCTAATTTAAGTAAATACATTGATAATGGGGATTTTAAAATTATAAGTGAAGAAGGTAAAGGTGAAGAAATTGTAATCCCTGTTAGTGAATCGGGCGGTTACGGTTCTGAAATAAATTGTACTACAAATATTAAAAACAAAAATAATCAAGTAACCGATTTATCTCAAATTTTCTCAGTTGATGCGATGGCATGTAGACGAGTTAAAATTAGTGAAATAACAGTTACACCAAATGTTAGCCCTACAACCACAACCACAACTGCGGCACCTCCACCACCACCTCCAGCACCACCTAAGACTGAAAACGTCCCTGTTGTTAAACCTAAACCAACTGTTGATGTTGTTAAAAAGATTAAAGAAGGTATTGCTAAAAAAATATTAAGAAATTTATTAACTGAATGTGATTATTTTGAATTAATCAAGGAAGAAAATCCTATGATTTACAATTCATTTAAAGAAAAAATAAAATATTTTAACCCAACATTCCATTCAATAACCCCTGAAGGTCTTAATGCAAGATTAACATTCTTACAACAATGTATGAGACCTGGTGAAACTATACCAACGATAGGTGCGGATGGTAAACCAAAATATAACGATGCGGTTAATACATCATTTGGGGCTCCTCCTGTATTAGTATTAAGAGTGGGTGACTTTTATCATACTAAGATAATACCTACAGGTTTACAAATTCAGTACGAACCAATTACTTTTGATTTAAATCCTGAAGGTATTGGAGTACAACCTATGATGGCTAACATATCTCTTAATTTTAATATTATTGGAGGTATGGGGTTGGCGAAACCCGTAGAACAACTTCAAAATGCACTGTCATTTAATTACTATGCTAATACAGAAATTTATGACGAAAGAGCAGTTGCAACTGAAGACACTTCGGCATTAGATAAAGAAATAGTAGAATCAATAATCGCGTCAGAAACACCAGCAACTGTTAATAACGTAGATACCCAACAAACAAATAATGGAGGAACAACCATAGGAACTATTATAACTAATATACCTGTAACTAGTGGTCAAACAGGTGAAATTAGTTATAATGACATAATGGATAAATTATTAACTGAGACTAAAAATTATTTTGAAACAGTTGTTAATAAACTTGAAAGTGTTAATTTACAATATTCATATCCTGTTGTTAGTATGTTAAGTAAAGACGTAAAATATAATTTAGGTAAAATCTACAAAGGTAATGATACTAATAACATACCTGGTGAAACAAATACGGTAAATCCATTAGAAATTGATATTTTTGGTAAATCTGACAAATATCAAACATTAATTAGTGAAGAATTTAAAGGTTGTTTATCGGACATTGATACGGATAAAAACCCAATAATATTTGAATTATTAAATACTTACCAATTTAAAAAGGAACAATTAGCCCAAGTTTATTTAAATTTAAAAGATTACATCACTAATTTAGAAAAAACATTTATAAATGGCGTAACTACAATAACCCAAGAATTAACCGATTTCCAACAAAATTATGTACAGATAATCAGAAAAATAAATTTAGTGGTTACTAAAACCGATGGTAAGATATTAGAGACTAATTTACCTAGAGTTTATACGATTGCTGGTACACAATATGAAGGAAACAATACCTATACAGTTTTATGTGAAGATTTTGTAACTTTAGATACAGTTCATGGCGAGTTTGTAACATTATTAAGTGACAAAAATTCAGGATATGAAATCGGATTTAGTAAGGACAATTATACAGGTAGAGGAGATTTTATTCTCAAAAATAATAATGATTTTGGAGGTAATAATCAAATTGCTAATAAAACTTTTTATTTAATTATGTCCCGAATACTCACCGATAAAAATAAAAAAGAGGAATTTATTAATTATGTAATAAAAGGCGATTTATTAAATGTTAAAGACCCCGTTAATTTAAAAAATAAATTTGAAAAAATAGTTAACAATTTAGAAAAATTATATACTAAAGAAATTAAAGACGAAGAAAAAATTTACATAAAACTTAAAAAAGATTCTAAATATAAAGATTTAACGGAAGGTATTGATGATAAAATGTACACACC